AAATAATTCCCATTCACCTGTATCACCTAAATCAATATATATATTAGGTTTTATTAATTCTATTGCTTGACATACAACATTAATTGCCGCATCATCATGCAATGGAAAATGCTTATCAGGTGTTACTATTGCCCTATCGACAATACCTCTAGCTTTCCTAGTCATAACTACCTCGTTTTATTTCAAAAAACTACTTCTTATCTTTTTCAGACTTATTATCTTCTTTTAGGAGCTGTTCAATTGCTTCAATAGCTCCAATTGTTTTTATATAAATCTCTTTTGCTTGCTCTCTTTGATTTTTATAAGCTTCTAATTTTTCTTTCAAAGCCTTCATATTATTCCCCTTTAAGTTAAATGATACTTTACTTGCATTGTAGAACTTACTCTACAATTACTTCCTTCATTTTCAAAAAATGCTATTAAAACTTTATTTGCTGCAACATTAGGACTATCTAATGTTAGTGTATCTGATTTTACAGCACTACTTACTTGAGCTATAACAGTCCCTATATGTGCAACTAATGTTCCATTTGTTAAATCTCCAGTAGATGAATCATAATCATAACTATACATATGATAATTAATATTTACACTACTTTCTCCTGTATTAAAAACTCTAATTTTATCAATTGTTATATTATCTTCTAAATACCACATTTGAGCAAATCCATCTAAACTATATGAAGCATGTCCAGATACATCTAATGATGTTGCTGGGTCTGTTCCTGTGCCCCAACCAGTATGTCCAGCATAATCATCTCCACTATCAGAAAACATCATATTATTTGCAATCATACCATAGTGAGTTCCTGTGACAGATTCAAAATTATAAATTCCAAAATCTTTATATAAAGTAGCTCCACCTATTGTTTGTGTTTGTCCATCTGTTGTCCACGCTGTTGTATTATAACTCATATTTCTCCTATAGTCTTGGTACTGATAAAGACCTTACTCCACTTTTTCTTGATGGGTATTGTCTCATAATTTTTTCATACATTTTTCTAAAATAATCCGATTTATTCAAATCACCTATATCTTCAAACATTCTTGCTTTTATATAACAAACTACAGAAGCATGAAGACCTGTATCTAAACTAATATCAGTTTTTAAATCATCTGATTGGCTATTAACATATTCAAATCTTGAATTGTATGTTATTCTTAATCCTCCTGTTACATCAGAATCTTGATAAGAATCATACTTTTCTTTTACTCTTTCTCCAGATGTAGATGAAGTGTCTTCACATACTACAGCAACTCTATTATCATCATTATACCATGCAAAATAATCATTTGGATATGTTCTTTTATTTGTTGCCATAATTCTCCTATTTTAACGAATCATCAGATGATTCTGTATCTTCTCTTAATAATTTATGTGAATCTGCTAGTTTTGGTATCATTATATATCTATCATTAGTATCTAATATTTCAACTTTCTTTATGCTAATAACTTTATCAGGCAACTCATACCATCTTTTATATCCTTCTAAATTAGATGTAGATGAGACACTATAATTACCTCTACTTGTTGAAATATCATCTAGCGCATCATTAATTAATTGATACATATATTGTTCTGATTGTCTACCAAATATTTTTTCAACTTGTTCTATAATATTTTTAACTGTCATTACCTATCTCCTTTTTCTTTTTGAGGAGGAATAATATTACCTGATACTAATGATTGAACGCCTTCAATATATTTAGATTTTAAATTTGATATTATTGGAGCATAAAGTTCTATATCCTCTTCTATTGCTAATAAATATTCTGCTGCAAATATAGATGCTCTTAAAACAACCAATGGTTCAGCTTCATCTGGAAATGTTGATATTGATGTATCATCAAAAGATATTGTTGGATATTGAACTTCTTCATATTTTAAAGTAGCAGAAGAAAGTCCTGATGGTAAAATATTTATTTTATTTCCTTCAACATAATAAACTGGGTCTGTTGCAGTTGCATACTCAAGTGAACTTGAATCATTAGCTCTATGCTTCATGTTAGAAGGTATTTCTCTTGCTACATAATTTCCTGCAAAAACAGATAATACTTTCATAGTATTAAGAACTTCTGCTTCAGAACCAGGCGCTTGAGAATTTGCTCCAAATGTTTGCATTGAAGAACACATTTTAAGCATTGTAGGAGGTAATGTGTTGATAACTTCTTTTGCTGCATCTTTTAACCATTGAGCAGTCATAGTTCTGTATGTCTCATCAGTATCAGTAGTTTCACTAGAATCTGCATCAAATCCTGTGTATGCATGTATTTGTGCTGCAAAATCCCAAGCCATTATCTTCTATTCCTATCTTCTATATCTTGGTCAATTGTTGTTTGACTAAATTCTACTTGTGTTTGACCACTCCAAGTCTTTCTCATATTAATACCATCTGATATATTAAATGTTTTACCAAAAATATATCCACACTTACATATATGGTCATCATTTGGTTTAAAATCTATGCATTTCTTACAAGAATTGCAATAATATGTTCTATTTCTTTTCATATTCTTCCTTTAATTTAATACAATAAGTTGAATAATTCAATTTATCGAATTTCTTCTGGAACCCATAACTCAGGTTCATCTTCTAATAATTGATAATATTCATTTTTATTTAATGTAGTGTAATTATCAAAAATACTTGGAATATCCCCCCATATCATTCCTATGGTATATTTACTATCCATAGAATCTCTATTACTTAAAAATAAAGATTCCATTTCTTCTGTAAACTCATCTTTTGGAATTATTATAAAACGTCTTGCATTCATTAGACTTGCCCCCTAGAACCTATAACAGGATTACCAACTGGGGACATATCTAAATCTGATTGGTTACCTGTGTCACTTAATGTACCACTCGTATAAGTTTGAAGAGCAGGTCTTGTGAAATTCCAATTGTGTTCAGGTGTGTCAACACCTAGTTCAGCGTAACCTTGAAATCTAGTAGGGTCATGATAAAACCCATCAAGATTAGCATATGTAGTATCTTCAAGTGTGCTACCATTAAACCCTGTTAATTTTAATATATCGCCATCACCTAAAGCTGTATTCCAAACAGATATTTTGTGTATTATAACGTTTCCTATAGTATAATCTGTCCAATTTATACCACCATGACCATCACCATTATTGTTTCCAATTTGAATATTAGTTGTGTCAGATATTTGACCTAAATTAGCAACATCATTGTTGCTTTCATAATATTTTATATTAGTATTAGAAAGTAAGGCAATCTGCTGTTCATTCGTTGCACCTGCTTTAAATCTTACTACATTAGCAAAAGAAGGGCAACCAAAGAGTTTTTTACTATCCGTAGTTGCTTCAGCTCTATTGTAGCCAAATCTAGCAACATCATTAGCATCTGTTCCTAAGCTAGTCATTGCACCACTCCCATCAGACATATCTACGTCTAATGAACATTGGCCTAGAGCATATGATTCGCTTTTTTTAGATAGCGTATCTGAATGAATTTTAAAACCTAACTTATCGCTTCCTGTATTGTTGAAAGCATAAAGTAGGTGTGGAAAGGTATATCCTGAGTGCTGTGGGCCTCGAGCAGACCAGCTCATATGTATTATGACGGTAAGTCCCGTTAAATCATCTAGACTTGTAGATGATGCACTTATATCATGAGTCCAGTAAGCTCCAGTATCTAAAAAAAACCCCTGTGGTTCTATTGCTGTTCTAATACTTGGTTTTAACCCTAACCCTAACATTACTTACTCAAATAAAGATTAACTACACCATTAGCTAAATCAACTGTTGTCCATCTTCCATATAAAACTAATCCCGCAACAAATGTTGTACTTGTATTTACTTTATCTCCAGTTTCACCTGGGTCATGTGAATTATCGTTATCAGAACCTGTTCCTATGCATGTATGAGGGTCTTCTGCTACTAAAGATGCAAAAGTACAATCTTGTATTACTTGTATTGCAACAACTACATTGCCACTAGATATATTTGTAAAAGCATTAGTGCTATCTAGGTGAGCTGTTCTTCCTTGACCTAATTGAAGATTTTGAGCTTCAACTACCGTTAAATTATGTAAACCATGTGCCATGTTATTCTCCTTTCGAGTGTGTTTTAAGCTCTTGGCTTGAGCATGAATACACTGTTTTATTATTAAAAAATCTTAGTAGATTCGGAGGCCACCCTTTATACGATAGCCTCCATAGTTCTACA